TGAGATCAAGAGACAGTCTGGTGTAGCCATCGAGCCATGGGCCGCGGCCTCAGTGGCTGAAGTCTTTGACGAGCTAGGTCTTGTTTACCCTACGACTAACGATGCGCAGGGTGACTTTCTGAGAAAGGCAGGCACCCCATCTTTTACCAAGCAGTGGCTTAACTCCAACGAGCATCCAATAGCACAGATGATTGTGAAGTTGCGGGAGTTTGACAAGGCAGATAGTACGTTCATAGACACGATTCTAAAGCACTCTCATAAAGGTAGGATTCATTGTGAGTTCCATCAGTTGCGAAACGATGGTGGGGGCACCGTTACAGGTAGATTCTCAAGTTCAAACCCAAATCTTCAGCAGATTCCTGCCAGAGATCCCGACATCAAGAAGCTTATCCGGGGTTTGTTTATTCCAGAAGAGGGAACCAAGTGGGGATCGTTTGATTACTCAAGCCAAGAGCCGCGGTTACTGGTACATTTTGCAGCCAGTTTAGGTCCGTCACACAAGCATCCAATGGTCGATCAGATTGTCGAGGAGTACCACAAGAAGGACGTGGACTTGCATCAGATGGTGGCAGACATAGCAGGTATCAAGCGTAAATCAGCCAAGGTTGTTAACCTTGGTATCATGTATGGCATGGGCAAGGCAAAACTTGCGGCACAGTTAGGTCTTACGGTTGAGGAAGCAGGAAAACTGTTGGACATACATGAAATGAAAGTTCCGTTTGTCAAGAAACTAGCTGAAAAAGCATCGCAGCAAGCAGCGGATCACGGGCAGATTAGAACTCTGTTGGGTAGGCGGTGCAGGTTCCACTTGTGGGAGCCACGTTCTTTTGGATACAAGAAACCTTTGCCGCATGAGAAGGCTATGACAGAGTATGGTATGGGTATCAGAAGAGCCTTTACTTATAAGGCGTTAAACAAATTGATCCAAGGTTCCGCTGCGGATCAAACAAAGAAAGCTATGGCAGACTGCTATGCAGAGGGACTTTTGCCTATGCTCACCGTTCATGATGAGTTATGCTTTTCAGTAGAAAGCGACGATCAAGCAAAACGCATTAAGGACATAATGGAAAACGGATTGTCGGATGTCTTGAAAGTCCCTTCTAAGGTTGACGATGAACTCAAAAATAATTGGGGAGAAATCGAATGAAGATAGATAAAATCAAAACAGTTGGACTAAGAGACATGCACCCTATGCAGGTCGAGGCACTCATGGAATTGATAGGCATGACTATTAACTTGGCTACACAAACTGAGGACATGAATGTTGTGCAAGACGTAGAGTCTTATTGCGACGAACTGGTTAAGTTATTTGGTGGCGTAGGCGTAAAACTTAACATCGAGATCGACACTAACTCTCCTGGAGACGAGCAGCAATCTGTGCATTAGCCGACGCGCTAAACGGATTATCACCTAGCAAAGCAGGATTCACTGGCCCCGGCGCACGAGCTTGGGTTACTGGAGCCTGTGGTAGCGGAAGACTTCCTTGTTGTTCTGGACTTAATATTTCATAACGAGGAGCAGGAGCCGCTGGAGGAAGTACTTCATAACGAGGAGCTACTTGAGTAGGAGCGGAAGTCCTAGATATTGTGTCTTCTGTATCAGGGTCCAAAGGTAAATCTCTCATGCTTTCTCGTACTCTTTGAATCTCTGCCCTGGGGAGCTGATCAAGACGATTTACTCTGCGCAACTTCTTTGACGCTTCAGGAGATAATTTGAATGGCTCAAACTTTCCTCGCATGATTCCCTTGATTCCACCTATATTGTTTTGTTTAAGTACCTGACGTATTTCTGTGTCCGTTACACCCATAGTTCTTAGGTCTTGGATCATACGATAGTAACCCCGGTCATTACGGAACTTGGCTTCATTTGCCTTAGTAAAACCGTCTAACAACTGGTTGGAATCTACGTTGAAATCATCAGTAAGTTTATTAAACATTCGCTTGGCGTCTGTTTGGCCTTGTTGAAAACCATATGCCGCGAAACGTAAACCTTGTTTGGGGTCAAACTCTTGCTCAGAAATTCCAGTGCCTAACCGTACCAGTTCTTTCTTCCATGTTCGCTCACGACCCATTTTGTCTTGTTCAGCTATTGCGTCAATCCCAAGCCCATCTCCTGCTACACCGCGCAAGAAACGACTAGCTTCTATTTTACCGCCAGATATATCCGCGACTCTCAAAACATTTGGGATCATTGTGTCGGCAACGTGCCCCGCCATTTTAAACAACTTGACCTGACCAGGGTCTTCTGGATTGTATACTTGTGCGCCAGTGCTTGTCTGTCCACCTCGATACGAGATGTCCAAAAGTGCATCCGTCAACATAGCCTCATCAAGGAAAGGGGCAAACGCTTCCCCTAATGTGCCTATACCTACATCGACAAACACTTGATCCACATCCTTGCCTTCTTTTATGGCTGCGTCCATTTCAGTAATTGCTCGATTAGCAAAACGAGAAAGAACATCGTAAGGATTTTGAACACTATAGTTAACGTACTTTATCTTACCATCTTCTGTTCGGCCCGTAGGTATAAGAGTAGAACCCATCATCCATGGTGCCCCAAAGGATCGTTTAAAAGCTTCCATCTCTTCCCGCGAAACACCTGAAAATTGATAACCAGCCTCAAGAGCAGCAGCAGGAAGCACCGCAGTTGTAGTCGCAAACCCTAGTATCCGTTGCCGCCCTCTAGCTTGCACGGCGGGTATGTCTGAAGCCATGTCATCAAGACCCTGCCTGACGATGTTAAAACTATTTCTATATATTTCCGCAGGAAAGGTAATAAAGTTTCCAAAGGGTAATTTACGCCCAAGCTGAATTAATTCAGACGCACCTTTGTTGTAGTTCGGCACTGTATCTCTTACAATCTGAGCAGCGCGAGTCTTAATTAAATCGTCCATATCAGGTTGACCACGCCTAATAGCTTCAGAAGCCTCTATGGATAGGTCTTGCCCGTTCTTTGTTAGGTAGGCAATCTGTTGATCTGCGACACTGTCGTATCCAGCCTTACGGGCACTGTCTAATGTTATGCTGTCCAAAGCATGACGTAATTTGGCTTGCTCTGAGTTGTAACTAAAATACTTCCAAATATCGTCTGAAGCTTGGTAAAGATTTTCCATACCCTTGGCTACTGATCCTACGCCTTTAGCGACTTTAGATGTAACTGGTTTTCCTTTTATAGCTTCAATAAAGTTTTTAGGTTGAGCTTCTCCCGCAGTGGCATAACCTATGCCCTTGTTTAATTGGTCTTGAATCTCTCTTAACTCTGCATTTGTTCCAAGAACACCTCTACGCAAAGCATCTGCCAAGTCTGCAAAGACAGCTTCGTCACCTTTGTTGCGGACGTTAGATGTAACTGCGGATAAGGAATCTATAAAGTTGCTTCCTCTTCCAAACGCTGGCATGTTGCCATTGGCTAATGCAAACGTAATCGCTGTTGTAAAGTTTCTTACCTGCGTAATAGGAGACAAAACAGTTTTGCTATACTGAGATATACCTTTGCCCTTTAAAAGAGTGTTCAAGGTTCCTCTAAGAATAGTTGTTCCAAACGTGCCACTGCCCATGCTGTAGTTGGTAAGGTCTTTATATATAGCTTCAGGTACATAGAACCCGTCAAGACTTCCCCATCCTGCTCTTCCAATAGCTTGCTCCGCTGCATCATCAACTACCTTACCGGGGGCAGTGCTACTTAAACCATCAGTACCTCCCAGTTTAACGTAACCTTTCTCAACCATTCCTCGTTGTTGCAGAGGAGTCATGTTGTTGCCGTCTTTAAAAAATTTCCCAACGCCTGTGTCGTTCTTCGCCATCTTAGCAATGTCCCCGTAATACTTATCTACGGCAACGAATTGGGATAGATCTGTAACAGTACCAAGAACCGCGGCACGGGGATCATCTATCTCACCCAATAAAGCGCGAAGCTCTGGTTCTATATTAGTTCTAGTTAAAAACATCGAGGTTTGCAGACGTTCTCTTGCTGTACGCCCACCCTCTATCTTCCCTTTTCTATTTTGTATTTTGTGCCTACCTAAAAAAGACTCGCGCACCTTTTGTGCCATAGCAGGAGTTACCTTGGAACCAAGTACAATTTTCATTTCATCGCCCGCACCAACACTGGTTAGTCCGTTGGCGTTCATGAACTCTTGATTAAACACATTATCAACATCTTTACGAGCCAAGTCCGTAAGTTCCGCTGCAACAAGATCTGGTCGAGACATAAAGAACTCGTCAGCTTTCTTTACTGCTTCTGCATCAGGCACATACTTTGCGTCTTCGTGAATCTTGTAACTACGCTTAACGTAACTACCAATCCCGTCATTAATAACTTCTTTAATCTTCCTGCCATCTTTAGTTGTAAAGTTATTTCTAGTCAAAAAGTCCCCGTCTACAACTTCTTTACTTAACACATCCATTTGATTTCTAAGAAGTAACGTGTTGTTGCGGATGCTAGAAGGAATTTTCTTTAACGCAGCAGCTTTTTCATCCGCACCTTTGACGGTCATGTACTCTAACATATTGTTTAAAGCGTCAGCTTTTTTCACAGAACCAACATCATCAGGCAGCTTGTCAAAAGTTTTAGTTAATTGAGCGTCAATCTTGTTAAAGACACGTTCAGCAAAATCTAACTGAGGTTTAATCTCTCCATCTAGCGTCAATCTTCTTTCCGCCACCTGTGCAGGAGATGACCCACGATATCGAGAGAAGGCAATAGCCTGTGCAATACCGTCTTTAAGTTTTCCTATCTCTTCTCCTGGCGCAGCTAAAGTTCTTTTGTTCACCAGTTCGTTGTCTATAAAATCAGCGGCTTGATCTATCTTTTGTTTTGCTCCTGCGGCAATGTTCTTTGTAATCTGTGCGTCACCAATCGTTTTGCCTACGGCTCCTAAACCTGCTTGCAGGACTCCACCTATGGCTCCAGCTTCAGCACCAATTCGTAACCTATTTGCAAAACGTGCCGCAGCTTTCTCTGAGTTATCCAAGCCCACAAGGTCTGAGGATTGAGTGGGTCCAGCCTCAACCCAATCACCAATCGTGGTAGTGTTGTCTCCAGATACAGCCATTTCTGTACCTGTAACCGCAGCTAATTCCTTTAGGGCAAGGTTTCTTTTTTCTGCCTTGGTCATCTTACCTGTTTTGCCCGCCAGTTGACGAGCCTTCATGGCAGCTTTACCAACCTTAGATGCTACACCTACGCCAGGTACAACATACTGAGTAATTACTTCTGCGCCTTTACCTATTATTCCTTCTGGGTCAAAACCTGCGGCATCACGAAGAGCCTCTGCTCCTGCTGTAATTTTGTCCCCATAATCTGAACCTGTAAAATAATCGGGAACTATGGCCCCGGCACCAAGAATGCCTTCGCCTATGCCAATTAGTCCAGAGCCAACTCCTTCGCCAAACTCACGAAGAGCAGAGCCTTCAAGAAACTGTTCACGATTGCGTCCAGTTTCTTCTGGTGGAGTAAACGAAAGCCCTGCGGGTGGAGTAGATGAAAGCCCTGGCGGAGTAGCACTTAATCCTGCGGGTGGAGTAGATGAAAGCCCACGCGGTGTTTCAGCCATATCTTACACCTTTATGCCGTTGTTGGTGGAACGTAAGGATTTCCGTCTGCATCCACAAAATTAGTACCATCAGTAGAATAGAATGGTTTACCTGATGGATCATACATAGTTATACGATCTTCTTGACCCCCACTAGGAGTTCCTCCCCCATAATATTGCGAAGCAAATTTTTGTGCTTGCGCCATCGACTCCTCATAACCGTAACCTTGAGCAATTAATTTACCAGCTAAATCTCGTACTGCATCTGCCTCTGCCTCAAGCGGCGACATGCCTGACTTACCACCCGACGTAGCTGCGGACCTAGCCGCGATAGTCTGCTTATAGTTTTGCAAACCCAAGAGTACCGCTTGTTGAAACTCTTCTCCAGTGGCATCAGATTTAGATGTCAAAACTTTAAAAATAGCATCGTCAATTTCACCAATGTCGTTTGTGTCTATACCTAAAACATTTTGCGCAAAATCTATTTTGCCTTCGTCAGTATTGGGAACTTCCGCTGCATCAAGAACAGCACCAGCTACCTCGGCAGGATCTTTTGAGACTTCAAGTGCAGTAATCATTGCGCTTCCTTTTTCACTTGCTGCTTTTTCCGCCGCCACCACACTACCAAATTTATCAATAGCTTGTTTCTGAAGTTCAGCATCCATACTAAATAGCAAAGGAGTAGCTTTCTTTGTAATGTCTACCATACCTGCTTTAGAAAGATCAGGGTTTCTAAACATCCCAGCACGAGCCATTGCAGTTGGAATTTTATTTATAGCACTGCGAATTGGCCCAACTTCTTCTCTCACATCAACAGCCGTACCTGGCGCAAACTTCATAGGCGTAGCCGGGGAAGCAGGGCGCGGGACAGCAGGAGAGGGAGACATGGGAGCAACAGCCGTGTTCATGGGAAGTTGCGGCAAGCTAGGTAGTGCAGGAGCTTGCGCCTGTACAGGAGGAGCCATCATGGGAGGAGGAGCCATAGGCATAGGAGCTTGCGCCTGCATAGGTTGCATTGCAGCTTGCATTAACTGAGGAGAAGAAGCCAAGATCCCTTGAGGACGTTGGATTCCTGCCATCATATCTAGTTTGTTTCTAGCTTGCCGCTGAGATGCGCCGATCAATGCCGAGTTGTTTATGCCACCTTGGTTCATACTATGCTCCGCTTACATTTCTCAAACTACTTAGACCTTGATTGTTTAAAGCAGAGTATATGCTTTGATTGTCCATCAGGTTTGCCATTGGACTAGATGACGGCGTACCCGTAGCGGTTAACCCCGTACCAGATGCAGGTACGCCAGAAAGAATGTCCCTCATGTAAGAGAATCGAGCAAACGGTTCGTATGCCTCTTCCAACTGCCCTGCACGTTGCACATCGTATTCTGATTGAAGTTGTTTCTGTTCTAGTTGTCCAACATTGAACAAGGTGTTCACGTCTTGAAACCCAAGAGCTTGTTGAGATTCTCCCAAGGCACCTATTCCTGTGCCCAACCCTTGGAAAAGTTGCCCTGCTTGAAGACCCCGGTTCTGTTGGTTTTCAAAAACAGATTGAGCTTGTTGTTGCGCTCCAGTAAATGCTGCTGACCTCAGTTTCGCCCCTAGTTCCCCCGCTTCCGCGCTAGATTTACCTATCGCTTGACCTTCAATCAAATCACGACGGCGACCAAACGCTCCCATTGAAGCTGCTTCTGTACCTATCCTAGTACGTTCACGTTCTAAGGCTTCTTGAATATCGGCCTGAGAAGTGTCGATTACATCTTCAACGAAAGGATCGTAGTAATCTTTGTAACTTTGAGGGTCAAAAGTAGCAGAACTAGATGCGTCTGCTATATCTACGCCTTTTTGATATATATCTTTTGATGAATCAAGATAAGGTTGGTATAAATCCATCATACCTTCAAATCCGTCTGCACCCACTAATCTGTTAATTGCTTCTTGTTGAGCATCAGTGAAACGCATTACATCAGGAGGAGCCACGCCTCCTTCTACAGCAAAGATTGGTTCGCCAAATTGATCCCTAGAAGCGTCGTTAATATCTAAAGTGTATGATCCGTCCTCTGTTTGATAGTATTGAACTGGATAACCATCCGCCCCTACCGCAGCTTCCGTCTCATCAAGAGTAGTCGATCCGTCCGCTTTTTGATAAACAGGTTTCCCATACAAAGGGCTTTCAGATGCAATCCCCGAAATGGTTCCCGACTCTTCATCTACTTGAAACACATTAGCTAAGAGATCTTTTAAATACCTTTCCTGATACTCAGGAAGAAGCGTCATTTGTTTTGAAATTGTTTCAGCCATTACGCAACATCCTCAAATTGATTCATCATCTGGTACATTCTAGCGGCCCCCGCATCTCGATCACCACCCCCTGCACCTCTAACTGCATCCGCAGTCATAACAAACTCTCCGTCCGAAAGTGCGGCTTCCTGAACCCTGCCACCGTTTTGGTATATTGCAGCAGGGATAGAATCGCTAGTCCCTGTGCCAGGGCCTTCAATCATGCCACCCGTTGCTATTTTTCTAGTAGGAGTTTCAGGTAAAATTGTTCCTGTATAATCCGCTCTTGACCCTGCATCAAAATTAGCCGTTTCAGTCGGAGACATGACCTTATCAAAGTTTACTTTTTCTTGAGAATCTAAATACTGTCTCATGGCACTTGGTGCAGTAAGGTTATATTCAGGATTAAGCGCACTCATAAAGAGAGATTGAAGACCTGCTTGCTTGCCTCCTGCAAGACCCGCCAACAGAGCGTTGTTGACCATACGATTTTGACCTTTTGCAGACGACATCGTGTTTAAGAATTGTCCAAGACCTTGTTCAGCAGAACCTACAGATCTGCCTCCTCCGCCCATGCCTTGCAGAATAGCAGCCCCAGTTGGCCCCATCATCGCAGAATTAGCAAAAGCCCCGATTCCTGCTTGCAATGGATCTTGTCCTCTGTTCGCAGCAAACATTGCATCTGCGATTGCATAGCCCCCTGGCCCAAACTGTGACCCAGCAAACAGTTTAATTCCTGTTTCAATAAGACCTTCAAAACCACCACCAAACAAGTTGCTTTGGCTTTTGTTCATCTCTGGTTCTTGTTCAACCTTAGACATTACGATGCTCCTGTAGCAGGAGGCGGACCAACGACAGCAACTGTCGCATCAACTCTTTCAGGTTTCAAAGGTACAACTTTTTTCTCATCTTTTTTACTCATGAAATCACCACCGTTACTTGTCCAACCTGTCCCGTGCCGCCCGAACCACGAACACTTGCCGTGTTTAATTGCGTTATCTTAACAAATCCGTTGTGTTGGAACAAGGCTCCTGTTTCAAGACCAACATCATCCGTTTGCAAATCCGTCAAAACCATAAAAGTAGCCCGACCCTCCCCCGCATTTTGAATATTAGCCATGTACACCGAAATAGACCTCAGAATTTCCTGAAAGTACGGACGTTGATACTCTTGAGGAGGAAGAGGAAAGTGCGGAAGGGGGAGATTTCTGGACATTATCTTTTACCGTCAAAGCGGACATCAATCGACGGAGTTCCAAGACGCCAACCTAAACCAGTGTCTGTAGAGTCTATGCGCAAAGAAATGCTTCTCCCTCGTAGTCGCATGTTAACTTGATTAGTGTACTGCTCTACAGGCAGCGCATTCTTATCGGCGTTAACATTACTTAACGTGACATTGTTTGCACTACTTTGAAGAAAATCTCCCCCCGGAAAGTTATTTGCCTTCAACGTAAACAACGTCTGGGCAGTTTGATTGTTAGAGTCTAAAAAAGAAATGTCAGGCAATAATCTGCGAACAAATGCAAACCTCTCTCCGTCACCCAATGTTACAGGGCTAGATTGAATAAAAGAAGAAATAGCACTAGCTGGATTTGTTGACCCGTCATCGTACCCTCGTTCGTGGTCGTACAAATAACCGTCAACAGAAGCAGCAATAGGGAAGTTGTTAATCCCCCGGTCAACCCAAGCGGTTCGAGGAAGGGTGCCATAAGACCAAACATTGTCCACATAGTTATACAGAACATAGCTGTCTACGTTGTCACTGCCAGAAGAAGGATAAAACCACCACACCTCAGAGTTAGCCGCATTTAAAGCAGCGAAAACTTTTTCTAGTTGATTACTATTCATGTTATCAAAAATGTAATCTCTTACTGAACAAGGGATTTTACTAACAGAACCCCCATAATTAAAAAACTCTCCTCGACCCATCCAAAAAACATTGTCTTGCACAGCAATAGCCGCCAAAGGGCTTATAATAGAAGTGTTTTCGGATATTAAGTCAACACCAAACGTAAAGGGTGGGCCTAAAAATTGCATCGTGTATAAAGACTTATCAGTAAAGACAAGAATCTGTTGCCTAGTCTCGACTACAGAAATTATTTCAGACCCTGAACCAAGTCTTAATTGCCCCGCCGTATTAGTTGCCGTAGCAGACCAATTGGTTAATGACTCTTGAGATGAAAATCTTATCGACAAAGGATCTTGAATCCCCGGATTTGCTTCAGTATCGCACCCAAAGGCTAGTACATGCCTGTCTCTGTCAGAAACTAAAACATGTTTAGCTATTGTAGGCGCAGAAACTGCTCCTGCAAGACTCGTAATGTTCACTGCAATAGCAGTTAAACCAGAACTCTTGTCCCAATAGAATATTCCACCATCCCTGACGTTTAACAATAAATCTTCGCCAAAATTATCGTGCGTCCATATACGCAATGTTCCTTGTTGCACGGTTGTAGTAGCTGCTTGCCCCCAACCGTGGTCTGCGGCGTTCCAAACTCCCGCACCCCAACCATTGCCAAATATAGTAGTGTCAAGACCCGTATTTATTTGGTAGGCTCCAACAACTGAACTCCCGCCATTCCCTGTATCAGAAGCATTCGCGGCAACCGCAGTTGGGGTGTATTGACCGTCCACAGTTATATCTGCAACACTAGCCACGGCACGAGCCGTGATGTTGTACGTGTTGGCATTCACAATCAAATCAATCTTATACTCTTGGTTTAGAATTGCGGCAGTAATAGTACCACCAAGGGTTGCTGCACCGCTAAAGGTTACAAAATCCCCTTGCTGCGCTCCGTGGCCTGTGTCTGTTACAACAAGGGTAGAAGAAGTATTGGTCGCTGAAAAAGTCACCTCTCCTGCGACTGTTGTTGTTCTAAGCGGAGTAATGTCGTAAAGAGTAGTTCCGAAGTCTATGTAGTATTTTGAGCTTGTTCCTATTCCCAGATAACTATCCAAGTTTAGTGCTGTCCAAGCGTGAAGTGCCCTACAAGACCCTAAAAAAGATTTATTAGACCGTTTTACCCATCCTTTTATCTTTTCGGGCAAGCCAAAACGAAAACGTACCTTATCCGCAGCGTACCAACCACCTTCGTTTGAAGCAAAAGTGCGCTCTCTATTTAGACCCGGCTTGAATGTCAACTTAGTCAAAGGCATAAATCATTCCCTCATAAAGCATACTGCCACACCGCACGATCCCCGTCGTTACCTGCGCCCCGCGCTGACACATAAAAACTTTTACCACTGGGTCTAATATAAAACCCACGCTCATATTCATACGGAGTTTCAAGTAAATAGCTTGTTGACGCAGTGCTACTAATCGTTGAAATATCCCACGCAGTGGTAAGATTAAATTGGGAAATGTCAGCGAAATTCATACGATACATTATCTTTCCATTCGGTTTAAAAGATATATATCCCGCATTAACCTTATGAGAAGAGGCACTTGTGTCCACAGTTTGATTCAAGCTCGCGGTAGACACATCCCACGCGCCACTTAGATTGTACTCCGAAAGTCTTGTGTCATTGGCCCCAGAAGCAGTAGATCCAGACACATACATTTTTGTTCCGTCAGGTTTAAACCAAAAACCATAAATGTAGTAAAATTCTGAGGAAAGGTCTTTAGTTTTGCTGTTGTAAGTAGCGGTGCTGGCATTCCACGCACCACTTAGATCGTACTCAAATACACCCCTAGTTCCCCCACTACTTGCACTTGAAGCCAACGTAAAAAGTTTTAATCCGTCAGATCTAAAGAACAAGGATTTCATATACGCACCTTGAGCAGTAAGATCCTTTGTCGTAACTAACGAACTCGCCGTAGACGACTCCCAAGCTGTGCCAAGATTAAACTCATATAAGTACCCACCAGCGTTACCAGCACCAGAGACAGATTGACTGCTAAGATACATCTTTGAACCGTCACTCTTAAAAAACGGTCCCGTTAACTCAACATCGTTACCACTCATACTAGGCAGAGGGGCAATATATTTACTAGAAGGGAAATCGAAAGACATTGTAGTTATGTCAGACGCTGAAGTCATTTTTAATGACCACCCTCCGCCGTTGTATTTTGACTCAAGAGAGTTGTTTTTTGAAGTGGCAGTAAACACCACTGTATCGTCTGATTTCATATCTAACCCAGAATAAGTCGTAATTGAATTATCCTGATTCATTAAATAAGAAGTTCCAGAAGAACTCGTATTAACCGTACTTAAATCCCATCCGCTTGTTAGAGTATGTTGACCAAGATAGCGGTTAGAAGAAGAACTGCTAAGAACGTACATCCTTGTTCCCGCCACATTTGCAGTAATCCCATCCATGCAACATGTACCCATTGTAACAGAATTTCCTGCACTTGCCGTGCTAATAGTTGCCCAAGCAGAGCCTAAAGTGTACTCAAAAATCTCTGAGTTAACAGAACCACTGTCCTTATCGTCAGTAATCCAAAAAAGAGTCCCATCAGGTTTAAATACAAGATCCCTTGCTCTGGTGATCTGGGCCGAAAGATCAAGGTATGCCGTTATTGTTCCCGCAGTAGAGATATCCCATGCAGAGCCTAAAGGATATTCCTCTAAGTAGCGCGAAGAAGAGAGATTGTCGGCAAGAACGTAAAGTTTTGTGCCGTCAGATTTAAACGCCATGCCCCAAAATCTTGCGCCCAACAGTGCGCTTGATAGAGCTTTGCTTTGGGTGAATGTTGCAGTGCTTTGCTTCCATGCAGTGCCCAAGGAATATTCATAAACTAATGAGCCAAAAGACCGATACATTTTAGTCCCGTCTGACTTAAACGCAATACCGGGTCTATCAGAAGCTGCCGTTACAGCGCCAAAATTAGCGCCACCATGTGTGCCGCCGCCCCATGATGCGTCCGCAAAATCCCAACCCGTATTTGTAGCTGCTTGTAAAAGACGCATACTTGTAAGCATTTTTTATCCCATATCTGCGCCTGCCAGAAATCCATACCAAGTGGTCCCAGCGTCATGTGTAAAAAACACAAAAATATCAACGGCGTTTGCCGTAGTTGTTATAGTAGGCTCCGTTTTGTCAGGCCAATCTACAGCCGTAGGCCAAGTAACTCCAAAGCTACTTGCAGACGCATCCTGTACAATTTTTATAGTAAAGCTTGAAACCTTACCAGACGCCGCAGGATTGCTAAAAGTAAATGTCGTAGCTTCCGTTAAGGTGTGGCTGAAATTTGTCCCGTCTCGCAGGTTTACCGTTGTTGCGTTGCCAGAAGAGGTTACAGCGTTGTACTCTTCTGAAATTCCGTTATCAAATGTTACAACTCCGTTGGCATCTGCGGTTACAACCTTTCCTGCCTCGCTTGTTCCAAGAGTGGTAATGTCGTTGTAGTTTAACTCCGCAGCGTCCGCCGTTACACCTAGCTGAGTAAGAGTTATTGCTAATATTGATGTAAGATCTACAATTTGCGCCCCAGACCCTGCCCCGTCAGAGTAAATAATTGCAGACTTGCCGTTTGCCACAGTGACATTCCCGCCTGACCCTTGTGTGAAAATAGCCCCTTGCCCTGATCCGTTTTTGACAAAATAAAGATGCTGCGCATCGTTAGGAGTTAAGGTAATGGTGTTATCTCCAGACGGAGAGCCACCTAAAACTAAAACCTTGTAGTGACCGTCAGACAGTGTTCCGTCACTTACGGAAAGAGAGTGGGTTGTGCCAGAAAGTGTTATGGCCCCAACACCTGTGGTAAGGCGATCTATTATTTGTAGGTTAACATTGGTCGCGGTTCCCCATGTGCCAGAACGCTCACCCGTACCTATCAGTTCTATGCCAGAGTTTTGTGTGTATGTACTCATCTCAAAATCCTATGCCGCATCTGACCAGTTAGTATTCGGATCAGGAGTTATTTCAGTATAGCTTGTTCCGGGGCTTGGAGCAACATTGGAATAAACCGTACTAGAAGAAGGTGTGATTGGAGTAAAAGAAGTGCCGGGAGCAGGAACTATAGGTGTGAACTCTGTGTTAGGATTGGGCAAAACTCTGCCCCAAATAAACACAGTTCCCACTTCTCCAGTAGCAGAAACACCACTAAGGACGGAGGCTAACCGACCTACTTCTCCCGTGGCGGAAACACCACTAATTACAGCAGGGAGATTGCCTACAATACCAGTAGCAGAAACACCACTTAAAATAGGAGCTAACTGGCCCACTTCTCCCGTGGCGGAAACACCACTTAAAATAGGAGCTAACTGACCTACAATACCAGTAGCAGAAACACCACTTAAAATAGGAGCCAACTGGCCTACTTCCCCTGTGGCGGAAACACCACCGACTAAAACGGGGAGATTGCCTACAATACCAGTAGCAGAAACACCGTTTATAATAGGAGCTAACTGACCTACCTGACCAGTAGCAGAGACTCCACTTAAAATAGGAGCTAACTGACCCACTTCCCCCGTGGCGGAAACACCATTAAATAAAACGGGAAGATTGCCTACCTGACCAGTAGCAGAGACTCCACTTAAAATAGGGGCTAACTGACCTACTTCTCCAGTGGCGGAAACACCAACAACATCAACTACAACGGGAAGAGTGCCTACAATACCAGTAGCAGAGACTCCACTTAAAATAGGAGCCAAGTCTCCAACAGAGCCTGTCGCAGAAAGACCACTTAGAATAGGTGCTAACTGACCTACGCCACCTGTGGCGGAAACACCACTAAGAATAGGTGCTAACTGACCTACGCCACCTGTAGCAAATAAGCTAGTTGCATCTATAGTCACCACAACAGAGACAGAGGACTCTCCGCTGTCCGCTATCGGGGTTGAGGCTAATGGAGAAAAGCCTAACATTGTTTAACTTTTCCAGTAAGCTCGACCAGAAGCAATGGTTGAGTTTACGCGGGACAGATCTTTACTCGCCGTTGTATACTTGTCATCCAGTATTTCATTTTCCAAATGCATAACCATATTGCCGACCTGTTTCTTTTTTTCAGCGACAGTTTCATCAGTCATTTTCATCCCACCTATGACATTCTCAACGCCATCACACATGTGTAAAAGTTTCAGATAATCTCTATCCAGTTCATTAACAGCCATTTTATAATCCTTCTAATGCAGCTATTCGTGCCTCAAGTGCCTTGTTTTTTGCAGATAACTCTTGGACGGCTTTGACTAGAATTGGATACGTTCTCAAATAATCCGCTTCTAACTTCGATGGGTCATCCCATTTAACTAATCGAGTTCGTGAGGTCGAGGAGTGGGTTAATTCAACATTATAAAGATCTTGCGCTATAAACCCCATGTCGGGCTTTGCACCCATAGAACCATCGCGTCTGTTCCAAGTGAACTCAACGGGCCGCAGGTCATTAATGAAATCAAGTCCATGTGTCAGACCAGTGATTGCGGTCTTGTCGCGCTCATCCGAAAGACTGGAAATCGTTTGGACGTTACAACGAAGTGACGTAATATTATTGTCACCTAACGTAATTTCGTTCGTAGCTGTCGCAGCAGACGGCATTGACTCATAGCCAACGCACGTTACATTCGATCCTGTGGTCAGAGCATTTGTAGTTGACCCACCCTGTGAGTATCCAGCCTTAGACCCAAGGAGAGTGTTCCCGTCAGTCGTTGAGACAGAGTATCCTGCTCTGGTGCCAAGCGCGGCGTTGTAATCTCCGCTTGACAGACTGTAAAGAGAGGACGGACCTACCGAGGTATTGGAAGCACCGCTTGAAAGGGTGTACAGAGAAGAATTACCAGTCCCAGAGTTATACGAGCCTGACCCACCAGAATATCCAGATTGATAACCGACGAAAACATTGTAGTCTCCACCGTCTAAATCGAAACCAGCAGACCTACCAACCAGAACATTGTACGAATCGCCTGACGTACCTGAAGACCCTGCCGCGTAGCCAATGGCTACTCCGTAAGAATCTGCCTTGGCGAACGCACCAACTATAACAGCACCTGCGCAAGACGTACTTAGTACGTCACAATCATAACCCGTCAGAGTGTTGTAGTCTCCCGAATAGAGACCATCTCCAGCGTCAGTTCCGACTGCTGTGTTGTACTGTGCATTGCTCGTAGAATATCGACCTAGTGCGTCATAGCCCACCGCAACAGATTTGTAGTGAGCACCGTCACTCATTGCTTCTGCACCAATCGCTGTGGCGTAACTACTTTCACAATCGTTCATACAATTATAGCCGATAGCTGTCTGATAGCCTTTATTGGCTACGTTGTAGTTACCAGCAGCATAACCAACGTAAGTATTACCCGTTATTGCATCACCCATGCCTGCCGCATGGCCCACAGCCACGTTGTACGAACCTGTCGTGTTGTAAAACAATGCCGCCGCTCCCACAGCGGTGTTTGAGCCTCCTGTTGACAAAACAGGCGCAGCCTTGCGTCCAAGAGCAGTGTTGCTAGAGCCAGAAGTTATTGCGGTTAAAGCCTCATATCCAAAAGCAGAATTATAAGAACCCGACATGGTTGATCCAATAGCGTTGTAGCCTACAGCAGTTGAAGCTGTGGTAGGATCTCCGGGCCACGCGCTTTGCCAAAGCACTAAATCTTCCGCCGCTGCGGTAATAAACACAACAGCAGAACCAGACAAGTTCAACAAAGATCCTGTAGAGGCTTGAGTCAGGACTCTGGTTAATGTCGTGCCAGAAGCAGTGTAAACTCCCGTCGATACCTCCCAAGCGTCTCCGTCCTCTATAGTGAATCTTACGGTTGCACCATCAGCAACCCCTCCACTCGCAAAAGTTTGATAGCCCGTTTCGGCACTGCCTAACGTAATAGTGCCTGTGCCTGTTGTTGAGGTAGCTACCTTAACCCTATTTGCGAGAGTAAGAACCATTAAGCAATCCTAATTATCGCGTTATTCGCATCCGCTGAAGGAAATACAATTTGGAAGTCTCCTGATGTAGAAGTTTTGTCAGAACCAAAGTCCAAGACAACAACTGTGTCCGTAGTGCCTGAACCACCACCTGTTTGCGTGTTGTAAATCAACGCGCCACGAGCCGTAATAGTTGCAGACGTAAACGTCAGATCTTGGAAGTCTGTCAACGCTGTGGTCGAAGACGCTGTCGGAGTAACATTAGTCAACGCACCACCTCCCGCAGCATACGATCCAGAGTTACCCACCTCGTTCGTCGCAGTGTAGTCCGTAGTTGCCGCCGTAAACGAAGCACTGTTAGTATACAAAGCAATTTTAAAAATGTCTTGCCCAGTTGTAAAGTCGTGTTGACCTTTCAAGAGTTCCACCTTGAACGATGTACACATAAAGTTTCCAGTAAAAGCCATGCTATAGTCTCCTTATAAGTTCGGCTAAGTCGGGATGTCCCGCATCATTAAGTGCATTATACACTGTGGTTCGATCACTGCGAATAGCTTGCCGCATATAAAATGCTATAAGTTTTTCTATGTGTTTTGAAAACGCACGAGCTTGATCTCTAATACCTGGGTGCGCCGTTTCAGAAACAGAAACCACTTTAGAAACACATTGCTCTGCAAGCTCATCAGGTGTGAATCCTCTGTTATTAACAGTGTTAATACCGACTAAAGTATCGTTTTGTGGAGGGTTTAAGTCCAAAGTAAACATTACGCCTTATCCCTATTAACTTTTCCGGTGCGATACTCGTCCGTTGTTTCTTTAGCTTCTCCAAGCATCTTAACACCAACTATCGCTTCTTGAAGACGGGTGTTGTACATAGCCATAACGTCCTGCTCACCCTTCATGTATATATACGCCTCAATCAACGAACCATATAACAAAGCCATTTCAGCGTTTATACTTAGCCAAGTTGTACCACTTCCTGCCCCCGCAGTTAAACTAGCTGGACGGTAAAAGTAATGTAGTTCCGCTGTAAACGCAACATTAGGGGTGGGGGCTAACAAAAAGTTTTCAAGGTCAAACACCGCGTAGTATCTAGGAGACCCTGTTGTTGTTGAGTCTGGGGTATATGTCTGCAAGAAACTCAAATCTTTGAACTCTATAAAAAAACGATCACCATCCGTACCGCGTAAGCTCAGAGAGAAGGGAGACAGATAATCTGAAGGAACTGCTAAAAACGGGTTTGAGGCAGTTGTAGGCGCGGTCACATTCTTGCGAAACAAACTAAGTTGTACATTTTTTAAAATACGCTCTTCAGCTTGTCGTATGAACAACGGAAGATTAGTTACAAAAGATGACTCGTCATTTTCTGTGTAATCTTGTACAGCTTGTTTTAATTCTGTGTATGTAAAACTCATGATATCACACTATTGTTATGTTTCCTACCATAGCACCATGATTGGTGCATTGATATACTAGAGAAGTGTCACTGGGTTCATGCGGTACAATAAATTGTGTTAGTCCTGTCGTTGAATTATAATTATCAGTCACACCTGTAGTAAAAGCAGAACCGCCATTAGATGTTCTAATCTGCAAAGGATGACTACCTACATTAGCCGTATTGTCGATAAGATAAGTATGACCCTTGTAAAAAGTAAAATTTGGGTTGTCACCAGAAGTGGCACCGGGGCCAGTAAATGTATAAGCAGATGATGCATTTGTACCAGCAGTATACTTTGTGACAGGACCAGTTGTTTCATCGTTTAATCGAATCCATGCACCACCATGCGCGAAGTATAAACCTCCCGTTGCATGAACGTGCGCCACTGCACCATGATATGTTCCAGCACTAGGTAAGTCGCTTAAATTGGCATAATAGAACACAATCTTATTTGCACCAGAACTTACGTCAATAAGCCCATTACTATCTATTATAGTGGTTAACGTAGTTCCGTTACCTATAGCTGTATATATTTCAGAAAAGTTTTCATTTATTTTAGTTGCACCAGAACGGAGAGTGTCTCCATTGCCATCATTTGCGCTACTACCTATCCCTACTGTCTGCTTACTCATGTCCTATCCCTCATCAAAAGTATCTGTTGTTGAATCTAGTGTAATAGCCGTACTGTCAAATCTTGGAGCCGTGCTTACAGGTTCTCCTATTGATACGGTGCCCACAGAACCAATCGCAACCAAGTTACTAGGAGGAGAAAGACCTTCAATAGCTGCAAATCCAACTGGGTTCCAACCCGTCTGAATAGCTCTCTGTTCTGCTAACCCTGTTTCTGGCCTGGGGTTCATTAACGCTTGAGGGTCAGGAAACGCTTTGGGTGGAGACAACTGAGGTTGCTTGGGGTCAAACTCATCAGGACCAACTTTCGCACCAGTCCACTCCGTTTTCATCTTGTTTAGACGATAACGACGACCTGACCGATCAGATATTCCGTAAGCATTTTTCCCGACAGCGTAAGGCATTATACCCTCAAGTAACTAAGACTAGGCTGTAGTTTTAATGGAGTTCTACCTTGATCCTCGTCTGCGGCACGTTGAAACTCTTCCTCGTATATTGATTTTAACATCTGTACTCTATCTGGTGCGCGTTTGACCGCCATATAATAAGCTAACCCCGCCACCATACAAGGATAAAAACGAAAAGGCATGTCAGTAGTATTAACCAAATCATCTGCATCCTCAATTCTGCGAACATAATAGTAAATGATCTGATCAGTAGAGTTCTCAGGAACAGACCACAAGTTTAGCTGCGGCGTGATCTGTCTGTCTAAATAATACTGACTGGGACGGCCTTGCGTTGTTTTGTTAGGAAGCGTGACATAATCACCACGACTAATACGCTGAACCTCGTAATCGGTATTGCTCCTGCGAAGAACAACATCAAGTGTGTCTACAACGTCACTTGCTAAAGAATACAAAGAAGTTCCCTGAACAAGGTTTATCGTAGCCTGATTAACGGTCCACAGGTTTAAACCTCGGTTAGACCATTCCGCAAACATCAAGTTTAAAGAACGACGAGCAGTTCTGGCATCATAACCCGTGCGAACCTCTAACCCGCACCGCTCATACGCTTCTTCAATAACTTCTCCTACATCGAGATTAAAATCTCTTGATCCAGATGTTGTCATCTCATCAACTCATTTTTGGTTTCTGATTTGTTTTAACCATAACGCATCCGCCATTTTTATATCCCATGCGGGCAGCGACTTCAGGAGCCTTTGCCCTCAAAGCCTTAATTCCTTTTCCTTTCGGGCCTTCAGGTATCGGTTTGTTCATTTTCATTGTCCTCGTTATAAAGATTATCAAACACCCTGTTCACGTCTAGTGTATAGTCTAAATCACTTTTTGAAT